GAAAAAGTCCTAGAACCAAGCGAAACTTGGTACAAGAACGGAGACTCTGTTGCCGCTGGTAGGTCAAGGCCTTTTAACCAGACGGCTCCCTTTTTATTTGAAGACGAAAGACTAAAATTGAAAATGTTTTTGGATTTTTAACAAGTTAAAAAAGAAAATATTTTTGTGGTTTTGACATTTTATTACCTACACTCCGAAACTTCAAAAATAGAAGGAAAAAACAGGAGGGGCGTGTGACAGAGTCGTTCCCCGGCGGGGGCAGAATTGTCATTCGCTCCCCCAGGGGGTGCACATGTAGTGTTTTTGTTATTTTCTGAACATTACCTATGTTCATAAGGTTGCTGACTTATTTCTCCCTCAGCAATAAGAGAGTCGGTTTTCGGCTTGTAGCTTTCGCTTCCGATGCCATCGGGTGTTCCTACAACGTGGTGGACAGCACATAAGGTACTGTTCCCATCCACCCAGTCAGATTAAAATCCTCGCCCGTGCTCTTTGTTATTCTAAACTTGTTAGTAGCAGCAAGGGGTTGGGTGATGTTCTGAACTGAAAGAACCATCGGATTTGCGCCGACGGCTCCTGTCGCAGTCACTGCAGAGTTCGCCATTTGGTTGAAAGTTTCCCTCGCGATGTGACGATGATAATTAGGGACAATCACGTCTACCGCGCCATCGATGTCAGCTCGGACATAATGGACAGCGCGATCAGCTTGAGGGGCTTGATAAGCGGTGCTATACCATTGAGTAGCACCATCTCGGGCACTGGAATAGGCAAGGGAGACTTCGTAGAAGTCACTCGTATTAGCTAACGGCATTGCTCGAATTAGCAGAGAGCCACTTGAGAAGAGGAATGACGGAGAGAGAACATCAATCATGTTCGCTTTAAATCCGTCGACTGATCTAACCAGTGGGTCGGCATTAGAGGCAACACCTTGGCTCACGAGATAGGTGTAGAAGGGAGTACCAAACAACGTCGTGCAGGTTAAATCTCCGATCAACAACGGTCTCTTGAACAGCTGCCTGAAAGACTTCAATTTTTCTCCGATTGCGGTTGCGGCCGGTTCGTGACTTGAACTCGTACTGCCCAGCACAACTGGTGGGACAGCCACATACCCGCTCATAGGAACAGCGGGTGCATATGGTTCAATTGGTGCTGAGTATTGTCCCTCGTTGTCGGGAAACGCGAACTCGAGGTCGTCAGCTCCAGACACCTCAAACAACAACGGCACGGTTGAGGCAACTGTGTTCGGTGCGATCAAGGGATCGAGAACTGCGACTGTGAATACGCCAACCACGTCGCCAACGAGAGTGTAGAGTTCGGGAGACACATACGGAACTTCAAATTCAAATTCGGACGCATCTCTGATATCCACAATTTCCCTGTGCAAGTATTCGGCTGCTGTGGGCGTGTAACCGATTGCTGCACCATGGAAAGTGGGAGTGTATGTGATCATTAACCTCCCGGAGTGGAATTCAGTCTTAACTAACTTGAATCTGACGCGGAGACCGCCACGCCAAAACTTGAAATAGCTGGCGCAGAGCGTAAAGGGCGGGTACGTAAACCCTTTGCCCATAGCGGTTTGGAAACCGACAATCGAGTGATTGGTCGTCGAGAGTACGGTGTCCGCCGCCATTGCGGTCGTCCAGGTGACTTGTGTGTAATAACACCACTGCTTTTTGATGTAGTCGAAAGCCAATTGATCCACGTTAGTGCCTCCAACCCCAGAGTGCAAGACTACCTCATTCGTTGACATCACAGCTAAAGGGGCTGCAGTGGTGAACGAGTCGGCATTTGCAATATAGGGGAAGACAGTACGGACAAAACGGTTGGGAGCAGAGAGAACGGGGGGCTTTGAAAACCCCCAAACCGTGGCTACGGAACCGACGATATCTGATAGCCAGGATACTGCGGTCATTGCTGGAGTGAGCAGGGGGACTTGCCCAATCAGCTGTGCAGACTTGGATACCTTAGCAGCAATAGAGGAGATCGGGCCAACGCCACCTTTAGCCATTTCTTGGCGACCGGGACTTTTGCCGGACTGCTGGATCGCAGAACCGGTTACTTGGGGGTCGACAAAATTGGCCCACACCGTAAACGGTGCAGTGGTGTCAGCGGATCCGGGGATAAGCGGGACGTAAGGCAATAAAAAGAGAGTTCCGTACTTAAAAGATGCGGTTGATTTAGAAAGAAGGTGAGTATACGCAGACAAGAATGGAATCCTCAACTGAACGTGAGTCTGTTTGGCGAGGTCGATCTCTACATGAGGGAGCTGAGTCACGGTCATCAAATTTGCAGTATGCATGCGATAAAATGCAGCGGCTCCTGTGGTCGAGCCGAAGCCTGCAAGTGGACACCAGCCGAGGATGTACCTCCCGGCTTGGAATCTCACAGCATTAACTTGCAATGTGATCATGATGTCTGAACGGATCATATAGGTACCAACAAGCTTCAAAGACTTCACACTACTGAGTAACGTATCAAAAGGATCGAGCTGAAACAGCTTTGTCGTGTCCGTCGCCGCTAAAGAGCCGGTGGCGATACGAGTAGGCTTAGCTAAAAACTCATTGATGGTCTGTGACCCAGAACTGGTTACCGAGGTAATCAGACCGGACGAAATGTTCGAGGGACTAGGCTGTGTGGCAACTTGACCAACAGTGTCGTCTCTAAAAACAGTCGTTCCGGCGTCTGTTGAGGATACAGCTGGCGCCGTCTGAAAGACGCCATCTGCCGCAGGGGGATCTTCGATGTTTGACATAGGTTAAAAAAGCAGGTTTGTAACGGGTTTAGCGCTACAGGAATAAAGATCGCTTGGCGAAGGAAGGAACTTGTTTAATGTCTGTGTTCAAAGACCATGGTCCTTTATCCTTCAAGGTCGAGCTCCTTGAAAAACCCTTCTTTCAGGGTACGCTCCAAGTAGTACTTCCGGTTCCAAGTGACGGGATTATAAATTCCGCCAAAGAAAGCAGCCATCTTAGGTGTGTGCAAATCCCAGACTTCTTGACCGTGCAATGATAACTCATGCAAGGCGGTGTCCAGGTTCGTACACGCAACTTCGGTGTACTTATCTCTCTTCGTCCATAGTGGAATCTCAAGAACAGTATCGATGTTAAGGGGCAACACATATCGGCCATCGAGCAGAGGTTCTCTCCGCGGAGTTCTTTTCAGCAACTCCAAATGGTCAATAGTCGTCATCTCTGTCGCAAGGGGCTTGTCCTTACTAGCAGAAGTGGCGCGATACCCTAACTCACCGACGTATTTTGCGATTTGGGCTTCGCTCATTTTGTCGATGTAGTCAGGCGAAACGGCAACGGCATTGTCATCTCCTAATACTTCCACCACTACGTGGTCTCGAAAGTGGGGTAAGCATGAGATTTGATTGTCGTTTACGCGGTAGAACACCCAGCGTAGGTTGATGAGATTGATGAGACAGTTAATGATCGTTGTAAGATAGTTTCCGCTCGGCATAGAACCAGGCCATAGTTCAAGAACGCTACCACGAATGTGATAAGAGTGGGCGATGGATTGTCCATAGGCGACTCTCGCACGTTGGTTGGCAGGTTCATCGTCGTACCAGTAATTGATGACGTCGATTGCAAGCATAACCATAATCGGGCCATGGTCAGTGTCGAAACCGGTGTAGTCGAGACAGGCGATGTTCTTCAGTGGACCGAAGCGCATAAACCTTTCGACGAAACCAGTCGCTTGTGTATAAGGGTCGAAACCAATCATGGTCTCATTGTCGAGCGTTGTTTCGCACATAAAATCACTGAATGCTCCAAAGAGCATACATCCAGTGATCGCGGCGTCAAAAGGGGCTCCAGACACGAGACGAGGCTGACGGTTCTTCGAAAACTTGCGGCGCTCAACTTTCATAACATCCTGGTATACCCACATGGGGACTCCAGAGCTGCGAAGCTGGGCTAAATTGTCCTGAACTTTGTCTCTTAATTCTGTAGCACGAGGGCCAGCTCTCAAGACACCAGTCTCGGTTTTCCAAACGAAGTGCTTCTTCGTCTGACCGAGAGCTTGATACGGATATCCACTCGACGTGGACAAATCCGCTTTGTCAAGGGCTTCAAGAAATGTGTAGACAACCTTTCCGCGAGGCCACGAAATTGATTTGAGTTCATGTGCCAATTGTTTTGCGATCACTTCCAAGACAGGGAGTTTGGTGATCTGCGAATCGGCGAATTCAAGGACTCGAGCACAATACGGGTTTCGGGCAATAGGATAGTTCTGAGGACTTGTATCGCTCACTTCGGTTTTACGTTCAACATAATCTGCTGTCGCTCCTATGAATGGGACGATCATGCAGTTGGAGTGAACACCGGACGGTGGCGACACATGCAAATTAACGGCATACTTGTGAATGTTAACATCGTAGGCACACTTAACCAAGGTAGTTGAGAAGTTGTCATTTTCCAATTCGATCTTGAAATCTGGCATATCTCCTAACTCTACTTTGTCGTTGTCGACAGCGATCTTGGCTGCGTTGAGTATTTCCTCACGCGTGATTCTGTACGAGTAACCGTAACTAGGGGAGGTGTTTTTGTTATCACCCGCAATGTGGGCGCCGACCATCTTTCCTCCACTCGTACCATCGACGGTCATAATCAAGGATCCACAATCGCCGTATTCCATAGGGAAGTTGTACTTCAAAAGGTTTTCCACGACGTGAGGATACTCTACCAACTGACCATCGACATAGTCGAGTGTGAGTACTGAACGCTGAGCGTATCCAGTTGCTGGGGTAACTTGGGTTTTGGTGGGTTGCACAATTTGTGCACTGAAGTTTTTCAATGATCTGTAAACTTCTTTGCCCATCTCAATTTCAGAGACGTAGTGGGCAAGCACATTGCGCTGAGTTGGGAGAGCTTTGCTCTCAAATTTAGCAATACACTTGTCTTCTCCCTCGTATCCTTCGTTGAGGATGATGACTTGTTTCCAAGGGATCTTGACTTCTTGGTGAGTTGGGTGCTTTAGGACGAAGTATTGCTTGTCTTCTCCAAAGCCCATGCTGAGGAGATTGCAACCAACTCTACCGATGAAATGGTAAGGGAAATGAGCGACATTGTCGAAGACGAAGTTGGCATAGCCTAACATCATATCTTCAGTACCGTTAAATGCCCACACAGACCACATATTGTTCCTCACTGTTTTTAACACTGCATCGTGCTGTGAGAAACCCATTTTTGGGTCGACTGCTCTTACGAAGTTTTTGGGCTTCGCGGCAGCTGTGCGTTTAGGGGCAAGCTTCGCCTTATGAGCGAAAACAGACTGAGAATCCTGCGGTTCTGCGGGATCTTCAACGTCGGAGCGTGACAAACCGAAAACGAGAGCTATGGTTGGGACAATGATCGCCGTGGCGACTCCAATTGCCTGCCGGTGCTCGTAAAGAAATTCTTTTAACCAAACCGCTGCGTTATAAACGCCGCTGCAAACAGCTTTAAAAGTGCCGGCGAGCCAGCTCTTGACCTCAGCCAATGAAGGCAAAGTATCAATGCAGAGCTGAACAAAGTGTCCGGCACCAACGGTGGCCATTAGAAGGCCAGCTGAGGCAACTGTGAGGTTGGCAACGCCACAAACACCTTTCCGGAGCAAAAGCGAACTTATTTTCGTAGTGGTGTATATGACACCTGTCGCTTTGTAAAATGCTTTACGGAGTATGTTGCCGACGTGCTCTTCTTGGCGACGCGGGCGGTTCTTATTGAAATTGACAAAACGCCAACTTCCTTCAGAATAGATTAGGGCATCTTTTGTGTCCTGAATCTTCCAAAGGAGATCCTCCCTTTCTTTGAGGGATGAATAATTGGCTTCGTGAACAACACCACCTTCTTGATAAAGAATGTTACCATGAGTCGAACTCAAATGACGATCTTGGGGGTGTTCAATTTGTTCACGTTTGTAAAATGAGGCACTAAAAACTTCTGGGCTAACAGGAACTACTGTATTGACTTTGAATCGCGCATTGTAGGCGACTTCTTGTGCTCTCGCCACGGCGTAGTCGTGGGCAAGAACGTCTTCCACAGTAGGTTCAGGAATGGAACTCATTGCGTTCCGGGCGGAATCGATAACTGATGAGGGAGTTGAATTCGCGAGGGGATCATTAAACTGGGCTTCCAAACAACGGTCATAAATCATTTCTGGATAATCTGGCAACTCAATCTGGGCCCAGTCTAGGCATGTGGTGTTACACATTTGCCGAGCGGCTTCGACAGTCGCTTCAGCAGCAAGGGCAGGATTAGCTTTAAGGAATTCTTCCAGAGTTTTGAGTTGTTCCGTCGCGAGCTTGTCCATATCTGATTGGACTACAGTTTGCTGACCAGCGCGGTGATGGCGGAGCTCGATAATTGAGGCTAACAATTCGGAAACGGTCATCGTTCCGACTTCAACAAACTTTCCTGCTTCTGAAGTCTTTTGATTCTTTCTTTTTGAATCGGGAACAATTTCCGGATGAATCGGTTGCCATTCGAGACGAGTGAGGGAATAGATGTCGGTTCCAAAACCTGTAAGTTCTGACCGATGCTTTCTTAACTTGACTTCGAGGATGAAATCTCCACGACGATAAACAGCATCAGGTTCGCTGATGGTCTCGTCATGGAAGATCGTGGCATTGGTTGTTGCGAGAATATACCGAGGGGCGACAGACTTCTCTTCTTTGGAGAAGGCCATACGCGGGAACCAGGGCTCAGTGTTGGCTGCACTGATAAAATCCATAAGGGGAGCAAAATCACTACCCTTCATGCCTGGACGTTGCAACCAATCGTCAAGGGTGACGATCATCGCGCAGGGGCTGATACCATCGTAATAGTAGTCCTGCCCTTTGTGATAACAGTAATTGGTTGGCTTATCGACGTAGGCGGCGAACATCGTGTCGCGCACCTCCTTATCTTTAATTTGGTCGAGCTCGAAACGGAAGAGAACGGTCTCGATATATCTAGCAAGGAACGTCTTCCCTTGGCCCGGACCACCTTTAAGGATAACGGCCACTGGTTGTGGTCGCGCCTTAGATGATTGAGCTAAGAGGTCACGCATCTTCTGGATGATGTCTTCGAGAGATTTCATAATCCGATTCATGGTGGCTATGTGCTGTTCCTCCTTACGTTGTTTGAGAACGTTAATGATCTGGAGGCCCTCTTTATGTAAGAGGGTTGCACGTGAAAGTTGTGAGTTTGAGACGGCGAGGACACCGGAACGAGTCTCAGCAATAATCGTCGTGACGTTGCGTGAAAATGATTCAATGGTGAAGTCCTTGTCGCCTTCACTCGTAAAACCGAGGAGGCCTTTAAGGTCATCAACAAACGCCGCCAATATTTTCATGGCAGTGGTGATGATGGTGCCGGCACCACGTGATGTGGACCCGACATCTTTTAGGCAGCCTTTGAAAAGGTCTGCTTTGGACGAGGCTTTTGAGAAACCAAGAGAGGTGAAAATGGAGACAAGAGAACCAACGGTTTCCGTATCCATGTCAAAAAGTCCTCCTTGTTGAAGGGCGGGTTCTTCTTCACAATCGACGAAGAGGGGAATTGATTCGCTCCTCTCCTTGAACGACCCGGTAAGCAACATAGACATTGCTGAACGGATACGGTCCATCATGGAAGAATCCCTAATGACAGAGAAATAATGAACAAAAGTATAGAGAGCGGAAGCGCCACAAACAAAAGCGGTCTGCGTGGACCATTGCCTCTGAAGGGCTGCGTACGATAAGACAAAGACGACAGGAACCAAGAGAGGTGCGAGAGTGACAAGAGCTGCAAGAAGGTCACGCATCCACGAAAGAGTTGAACCCGTCGCAGATAAAGCTCCAACAACACTTGCACTAAGCGAGGTGTTCTCGAAGCCGTTCGTAAAACTAGCTGAGACAACTTCTCCGACCTTCTTATAGACATTGCCACTAGTAACGTGATCGATAAGATCATCAATCTTCGCACTAGAGCCTTTGATTGAGGCGTTGGCGTCAGAAAAGGTAACATTTGCGGTGGTAAGGAAGGTTTTGGTAAGGGGAACAATCTCGCCCAATGTTTTAACAAGGTCCTTAGTACTATCAGCAGTTTCCGTAGTCGCGTGAATAGCTGCAGTAACAGAACCAGGTATAAACCGGTCAAGATAGCCAGGTACACGGGGCGGAGGTCCGGTACGGAAGGGGGGTTCCGGGAGCGGAGCCATCTGTTGGACAGCTGGTTCTTTCCCTTTATTCTTTCGTCCGAATCGGAGTTTAGTAAGCATATTGTTGAAGAAATGACGAATGGGATGTTTATCAATATTAGTATAATAACGATCGACGTGTTGACACATGGAGACAATCTTCTGTGAGCGATAAAACGCTCGGTGGGAAATGCCGGCTTTACACAAAACATTGTTGTGAAAACCGACGTAATTACGCAAGGTGTTGAGGTACTCGTCAATAAAGAGCGAGCGGACGTAAGACTCGTAAACCTGATCTGTCCCACTTCGAAGTAACTCGTGGGGAAAAATACAGACCAGACTGACGATGGAATCATAGATAGCTTCGACAAGAAAAGTAGGTGGCAAAAGCTTGGTGTAGCCTTCTGAGGCAGCACCAACAATGCCTGACTTGTGAGTGGCACGTCCTATGTCCTCCATCACCATTGCAGGGATGAGGTTAAGACAAATGCGAGTTTGAAGATTGGACAAAACGAGACGGATATCATCAGGCATAGCAATCAAAGAACAAGAGCCTCTACACTCAAAGAATGATGCAACAACGCGTGCGCATGTTCTCTGGTTGAGGCGATAACAAATGGAATAAACTAAATGGGAAAAAATCATCTGGGGAGTAACCCTAAACAACTTAAGTTCATCTTTCCAACATGTGGCAAGGGCCCAATAGTCGAATTTTTGGAAGAACTTTCGCAGCTTGGGCGAATCCATCAAAGGGTACTTCTGAATAACAAAATGACAAAAATCTTGGTATAGGTCTTCTAATTCCGTTTCTTCGGTAACATAATAATTTCGAATTCCAGGGGGGAAATGAGGCTTCTCAACCGTGGGGTCAGGTAGAGACTGGATGATCTCCTCGGGGATATTAAGGGGCAGAGCGATCTTCAAAGGGTCGAACGCGACGCGATTAATTTGCTCAAGTTCAGCAATCCTTTCACGTACGTCTCTCAAAAAGCTAGGGGTCGCTTCATGAGGCAAAACTTCCGGGTATAAACCGGTTGAAACTTGGACAGGATGAACAGGGACAGCGGAGGGGATAAAATCCTCCATTTCGGGAAGGCAAGAAGATCCGGACGATTCAGAGCTGAGATGTTCGTAATCATAAGTGAATTCTCCGAGTGGACTAGAGCGATAAACAGTAGGTGGGTTCAATAAAGGGTCTGACCACATACCAGGTTGGGCGGGAGCGGTGAGCAATGGAGCAGTGGGCTCTTGGATAAGAGTAGCACTCTCCGGCGACACAGAAATCTGCCGAGATTGATGAGCGTGGACAACAGTTTCCTCAGAAGAGGGAGTAAAGGCAGATTCCGGTGTAGCAAGCAAGTTGAACGAGGCCGTGGGTGCGAGTGAGTTTCGCTGTCTTTGTGTAGTATTATTGGCAGGTTGTATGTCGAGGAGCAATAACCGAATTCGCATCCTCCAAGAAGGTTTTTCCTTTACCTACAAAACGAGTGGGAGAAGCCCGAGAGCAACTCATGGTACCGACTTTTTCTACAGTACGTCAGAATCAATTAAGACCTGGAAGGACCACTATTCCTTCTTCCTACCAGAGATAAACCGAGCACCCTTTTGGGGTGTAACGACAATTAAACTAGTAGAGCTAAAACTTCCAAAATGAGCAAGATAATTAGACTGAACCCCGCGTTAAGGGGAACATAGCGCAAGAACAGGGACGGGGTGAGGGGTGACGTTGATGCACGTAAAAACTTCTATTTGTTCAGAATCAACACGCGACCAAGTGCAGCAAAATTCAAACAAAGGCTGAAGAGATAATCTATTCCAAGTGACGAAATCAAGTGGATATGAAAAAGTAACTATGTTGCCAGTGTTCAGCTTAATGCGAACAAGAGACCGAATGTAAAAACTTAGGTATA